TTACGATGCAGACGCAGACGCAGACGCAGACGCAGACGCAGACGCAGACGCAGACGCAGACGAAGACGCAGACGCAGACGCAGACGCAGACGCAGACGCAGACGCAGACGCAGACGCGAATGCGAACGTAGCGGACGGCACACCACGCAATGACAACGAGGGACCAGACGATCCCTACTACCGGACTCTGGATCAGATCCGCTACGCCCTTGAGGTGATGCGTCCCTCATTTGAGACAGTGGAAGCCGAGATTATACCCAAGGTCGATGGCGATGTCTTTGATTTTTCTGACGGGGAGGCATACGAGAATGTGGCCGATTATCTGTTGGAGACCGGTGGTGAGGCCTGTCTCTTTCTATACAAGGACCACTTAATGGCCTTCTCCAAGCGGCAGTTGGCAGAGAAGATAGAGAACGGTACGGTGGTCTTCTACGAGTGCCGCCAGGTCTTTCCCTTTGATCCGAATCAGGGTCTGTTTGGAACCTTTGAACCCACGAATATCAAGAAGACGAAATACGTTGAGATCGCCATGAACGGGCGGTTCACCTTTCCGCTTGAGCTTGTACGGCAGCTATTTACTAGCCATTCCCTCTGGCGTATCGAGGATACACCCAACGTACTGCCTGTCACGGCAAGCTGGGCGATGGCAATCCACGGTGGACCTGTCGAGTCTGCCGTCCACTGCCAGGACGGTACAGAGAAACGTCTCTATACGCTAACACCTGTGAAGTTTGCTAGACGGGCAGCGGCCGCGGCTGCACCTGTGGCAGCCGTGGCAAAGATCCGCCGCGGTGAAAACGTGCGTGAGATCGACTTGGCGGCCGGTGCCAATGTAGCATCTGTCAAGGGGCGGTACGCTACGGCACTTGGAGTGAATGCAGATCGCGTTCGGTTTATCTTTGGCGGTAAGATTCTCAAAAATACCGACGCCGTGGCTCCAGGAAGCACGCTGCAGGCAATGGTACGGGCCGAGGGCGGTACCAGACGCAGCCGTTCTAAACGTGGCACACGGAAGCTGTCACGGTATTGAACTCTGATTAAGACGTTAGCGTCTGCTGCTACGACGAGTCATGCTGCCGCCTTGACGGGGAGTTTGTAGATCTCGATGGAGATCCCCTTTTCGACGTAGAGATAAGTCATGCCGCTCGGATTCTCTGGAACGTCCACCTCCGAGGCAATAGGATAGCCCTCGGCCTCCTCTATCTGTCGGTCGAGCTCCTCCTTGTGCTTGGCCTTCACTGCTGCAGCAGCCTCCTCATAGGTGTTATAGAGTTCAGGGTAGGGTCCCCGAAACTCATCACTGTATTCGACGACAACGTAGTGGTGCATTTTGATAACCGGATAGAATCTCTGACTGTAATCAATTTTTTTATTTTCACTGATTAGAGATGTCTACAACTGTCCGCAATACACTGAAGAACAGATGGGCACCGCGTCGTGCCACGATCGCCCGTGCGTTCAACGGAGCTGCCGCTTCGGCTGTTCGCAATACGATGAAGAATCGCTGGGGGGCGCGCAAGGCAACTATCACCCGAGCTTTCAATGCCCAGCGCGGCCCGCGACCCAGCGTCACTCGCGGCATGGGAGCTCGTAACCTCTTCTCTGCGAACAGACGTAAGGCTAGCCGTATCGTGTCGGATCTATTCAGCCAGGGGTTTGAGCACAGAGACCGCATTATCGGCACGGCTAAGGCGCAGTACGGGTACACTAACGCCAATATCCACTTCATTGAGGAGCGACTGAATAATGTGGGGGTCTATGACTAAACCTGCGGTTCTTGCGACTGAACCCATAGAGCTTTTGCTGTTATCTTGATATGATTCTACGAATCCTGTCAAAATAAGATGCTCCACTTGAGGATCGAACTCAAGGCCTTCCGCTTACTAAACGAATGCTCTACCACTGAGCTAGAGGAGCGCGACACTAGGGTCGCTTTGAGCCACCATGGGTAGATCAAAGCGATATAGATGCCTCCTCTGGGGATCGAACCCAGTGCCTTCCGCTTACAAAGCGGATGCTCTACCAACTGAGCTAAAGAGGCGTAAGGCACAATATATGCCCCATTACAGCCACCAGAGGTGGATGTAATCAGAATAATGCGTCCAGCGGGAATCGAACCCGCGTTGAAGGTTTGGAAAACCCTTATTCTACCACTGAATTATGAACGCTTTTGACACCACCGACTCGGTGGTGTCAAAAACCTATTGACCGAACGGAGAATCGAACTCCGGTTCCAGGATTCAAAGTCCTATGTCCTGACCTCTGGACGATTCGGTCTTCTCAATATTGTACTATTGCATCCTGTTTAAGTAGCTTTAATTCTTACGAGCCCGCTGCGTACTACGCTGTCTCTTTGATCTACTGCGTCTGCTGCCACCGTCCTTCTTCTGCTTTTCACATGTGCCGTCGCCCACGAAGAATTGCCACCCCCACCGCTCCCAGATATCCAAGACGAACTTGATGTTATCTACTACGGGTTTACCCTTTCCCTTGTAACGCTCATTCACGAAGAATTCGTCCTCGTCGTTCACTGTATCCCTCCAGAGCTGCCGGTTGGCCTTGTCACGAGCAATAGCGTTGATCTCCTTAATAAAAGCCGGTGTACCCAGGATCATTCGGTACATATTGACCATCGAACGCTGCTTCTCGAATTTCTGCTGTCTTGTGGCGACCTTGCTGGGTGTGGAGTCAAAGGGAATATCCAGATAGGCCATCAGAGAGTAGGACTGGCAGAGGGTATCGTTAGTATCTGCCGCCAGATCCTGGTACCCGTATTCCGCACTGCAGACTTTAGAAGAGTAGATATTCAAGCCAGGGTAGTTGTTGTTTTGACCACTGTCCGCGTCGTTATTGTTGTTGGCTACTCGGTTAACAAGGTCGCCGAGCACACTCCGTACTACATTGTTGTTTGATGCTGGGGCCGCAGCTGCGTTTGCGCGAGCCACTGCGTTTGCGTGAGCCACTGCGTTTGCGTGAGCCACTGCGTTTGCGTGAGCCACTGCGTTTGCACCGCCGCTCATATTTGCACGAGCAGGAGCCGCAGCCGCATTTGCAGGGGCCGCAGCCGCATTTGCAGGGGCCGCAGCCGCATTTGCAGGGGCCGCAGCAGCCGCAGGTGCATCATTATCGAAGACAGGCATTATGACCTCCTCATCCGGATCATGATAGAAGACGTGGTGCACCGAATTGCCAAAAGCCGGGCCCGATGGTAATATCACCAGCTTGCCACCGTGCGGAAAGATCTCCGTTATGATCTGCCTGATTGTCTCATCGCCAAAAATCTGGTTGATGTAAGTCATATGGGCACGACTGAAGATCTCCAACAGCCTGTTATTGCAGTACTGTTTGTCCAGAATCTCCAGACCGTAGTGACTCATCCTGACACAGTGGGAGATTTTAGATTCGGGGCCAAAAAAAAAGTCGAGGATAAGGCAGGATTTGAACCTGCGCACAGAAACTGTATATGATTTCTAGTCATACGCCTTAACCACTCGGCCACTTATCCCTGACTCTCTCTCTTCGGTCGGATGGGCTTTCAATTTTAGGACCTCGTCCCAGCTTAACTTCGGTACAACACGTTACAAGACGTTACATATCAACTTGCAAAAATTGAAACCGACTACAGGGTTTGATTTCGGGAAAAAAGCACAAAATGAGTGTGGCCCTAATCGGTGTTGACTTTCAAGTGGACTTTGCTACGCCTACGGGCGGGCTTTACGTACCGGATGGGATGGGTGCCGTCGGACCCTTTATGGCTCTGCGGGCGGGGTTGGGATCCGTGCCCGTGTTCTTGACGCAAGACAGCCACCCTGCCGACCACGTCTCCTTCGCCGCCAACCACCCTGGTAAGCGGGTCCTCGAGACTGTCGTGCTGGCTTCGGGTGAGAGCCAGATCCTCTGGCCTCGCCACTGTGTGACGGGGTCGGCGGGTGCTGAGTTCGTCGCTGGAGTGGCGGCACCGACCGATGTGGTGGTGCCCAAGGGTCGGATGCGGTTGGTCGACTCCTATAGCGGGTTCGGCTCGGCCGACGGTGTGACCGAGATCACGCCTCTACACGCCGAGCTTCAGGCACGCAGGATTACGCACCTGGTGATCTGCGGTTTAGCCTTCGACTACTGCGTGGCTTACACGGCACGGGACGCAGCTCGACTGGGCTACAAGGTCTGCGTTGTCCGCTCGGCATCACGGGCCGTTGCTGCGTCGTCCGCTGTGCATGAGGAGGCCCTTATGTTGGCGGCAGGAGTCGTCATTGTTGAGGACGTGGCGGCCGCACTGGCTTGGGCTGAAAGTGGAAAAAATTGAAATCGGAATCGTCCTAATATTAGGAGGTGCAGAGGGGTCAGCCAGTTCAAAAGAGCTGTGTGGGACTAACGGACGTGTCAACAAATAGTATCCTGGTAGGTGCCTTTGCGAAGAGGTCTAACCGAGACGGGAGTGGACAAGGACACGACAGTTCGAAGCGTGGTAGGGGCTTCGGACAGAGGGGTTTTTCCGTCTCATGCGGCGGGGAATTTGGCCAAGACGGCCGTTCTATTTGCGGCAGTCGGCGTGATATACCACTTCTTCTTGGTCGGATCCCAGCATGCTCCCATGCCCTTTGCTTCGTCCTTGCGAGCATACGGTACGTCCAGATAGAGATGTCTTTCTCTTGGGGTGCCGGCACTGTAGGGACAGTGTGTCAGACCGATCGCCATGTTTGCCAAGCGGTCGGCACCGTCATTGCCTCTTGAGTGGACGTCCGTCTTCTCCGTGTGGGCCATGATATGGACAAACTGGACGTTCGGTTTGTCGCTATAGGCCTCATAAATGGCTTTTACAAGATCGCGATTGGGGATGGCGGGCCAGCCGGCCTTGGCCTGCTTTGCACCGTAGGTCGTGGCACAGCGGATAGCGTATTCACTATCCGAGACCACGGCTATATGCTTGCCCTGCTGGATCTCCGGCTCGATCAGTCTGTAGAGATGGTGGATCGCTCCCAGTTCTGCCGTATTGTTGGTCTGCTTCCCTTCGACACGTTGGCTGACATTCCGCGGGTCGCCTTCGCCGAAATAGATGCCGATACCCGCGGCGGCGTGCCGGCTACCGTTGTTGGAACAGGAGCCGTCGGTGTAGACGTAGTAGTCTGGTACGAAAGTGCTGGCCTCGATCTCTACGATGGCTTTTGTCGACTTCTTTTTTGGCTCTCTGGTCGGTTTCATCACTAGCGTATTCTGGATCAGGAACATCTCTGCGTCCTCTCTATTATCGAACTTCTTGTAGACGGCTCCACTGAATCCCTCGGTCAGGGCTCTACACTCGGGCCAGCTTGTCACGACGGCGGGGCTCTTTCCGTGAGCCACGGCGTAGAAGGACATCTGTTATTCGACTTATAGTATAGGGCGAATATCAAATTTGCTTGGTTGTGGAGCAAAAATCTTCACATCTACTAGGATGAACGCAGCCAGGACGATCGATGCCTGGTGCAACAGAGCTAGTGCGTTAGAGAGGAGGCTCGCGGTCTGTATGTCGGAGTTCAGTGAGCTGGCAGAGACGTATCCCGACATGCGGAACATGACAGCCGACTTAAAAAGGGCCAGAGGTGATGCGGCAAAGGAGCGGATCGATAGAGTTTTCTCCCAGGCGGTTGACGCCCAGAAACGCCTCTGCACGATGCGTGCCGGTCGTCGGCGGCGAGCGTCGACCCGTCGCCGGTGATCCGCGCGTAGCGAACGGAAAAAGCCTGGGTCCCTTGAAGGGATCCAGGCTCTTCACAACACAGTGTCTGCAGCCACTGGATTGCCGACAGCTTGATCGCCTGTCGCACGCGGGATATTTGTTAGTTTACGCCGCCCTTCCCAGGACGGCCCGTAGATGACGACTGTACCTCATTGTGGGTCCGGTTTGTCTCTCTTGCTCGCTCGCTGCGATATCAGGAGTTGGGACCGTTGGGACTTCAATTTTTTCCACTTTTGGGGTTCGGCTGGGTCATCTGGAAAATATGAACAATAACGCCACAGGATGCATGTGTAAATGGCCTGTAAAATACAGGCGTTGCGGCTTCATCTATGGGAGACCATCTGTCGACGGGTTGAGGCAGACTGGGACCTGCCCGTCATCGAGGACTATTATATCGAGATAGAGGGCGACTACGGTGCGATCTATAAGGAGGCCTACTTGCAATTCTACGGTCAGGGGCCACAAGAGGCCCTCTTCCAGTTTGCCGGTGCCAATTGTGAGGAGTACGTCAAATTACTGGTCTGTCTGATTGTGGGGTCCGATCGCGACTTCCGCAAATTCAAGCTGACCCTCTATACGTTTATAGAGCGTCAGTTTGAGGCGATTGCTGGATCACGGCCTTGCGGCTGTTACGGGGCGGCCGTCTGTAACGGTGACGGGGCATGTCTCCACTACTGTCACGAATGTTTCTGTGAAAATGAGCCGCACACGGAGATCGATCCACGTGACGTCGTTGGCGACGGGCACAATTGTCTGGTACAGTGTACCCTGGGCTGCGTGCCTGTTGAGTGTGCGAACCACGCGATGTGTAAGAAAGTGCTGCCCGCTTGGTCTGCAGCCGTTGGGGGCGGGCTCTGCTATAATTGTGCGTGGTACTACGGGAAGATTGACTTCATTGGCAGGGTTGGCGAGTGTCTGATCTGTGCAGAGGAGCAGCCCATAGTGAAGATCTTCTGTGGACACGAGCTCTGTTTGGGGTGCTGGAAGACTATATCGAAGAAGGATGGGACGTATCTTCAGCGGCCTGCTTGTCCGGTGTGTAGGCAGGAGACACGGTCCGTATGATGGTAAAATTGAAGTTTTTCTATAGATATTTGTTAACATCTTACAAATGGCGACAAATATCTATGTACTGCGACTCGTCGGTGGGCACTTCTATGTAGGTAAGAGTGATGATGTGGCCAAGAGGTACCAACAGCACCTAGACGGTAAGGGTTCGACTTGGACGAAAAAGCACAAGCCGATCGCTCTTGAGAGGACCATCAAGAACGCCTCAGCGTTCGACGAAGACAAGGTCACTAAAGAGTACATGAGCCGCTATGGGATTGACAAGGTTCGTGGCGGGTCGTACGTGGAGGGTCAGCTGAGCGACTTTCAGGTGGAGACACTCAAGACGGAGATCTGGGGAGCGAAGGATCTCTGCAAGATCTGTGGTCGTGCTGGGCATTTTGCGAAGACCTGTAGAGCCAAGACTGATGTATCTGGTAACAAGATCGAGTATGAAGAAGTTCAGGTGGTCGCGGCTCGTGGTGGCAAGGCGGCAGCAGGAGGCGGTGGTAAGGCGGCAGCAGGGGCATGTTATCGCTGCGGTCGAAAAGGACACTATTCACCTGCATGCTACGCGGGCCGTCACGTCGATGGGTCTTATCTGAGTGACGGTGAATACGAAGACGATGATAGCGATGACTATTGAGTTGGGTACCGCGACTGAAACTCGCTTCGCTTCTTCGCATACTGGGCTTCGCTCAGTTTACTAGTCGATAAGAGTATTCGCAGCTTCTGCTGTAAATATAAGCTGTTCACCAGCTCCCATTTATAGTGGTCGGTACGTGTACTGGGGAAAACCTTGTCATCTTTAACGTAGAGGACACATTCGTAAAATCTCGCCCCATTATGCTCTGAGATAACAAAGAACGAGTTGTCAGACAATTCAGCCAATGCACGCATAATTATAGGATTCGTTGTAATAGGATCAAACTCTTGATCTGCTGGTGTTATCTTAGCATACATATAGCGGATGTACTCCATCTGAAAAGTATGGCGGGGTAGTGTTTAGATCTTGTTTACGCGACCTTGTCGAGCTGATGATCTGAACGTAAGGGTTCAGATCATCAGATAGTCCAACTTGCCATGGATAGCCTTCAGTTCCACCATAATCTCCGCTAAGGTGTGGCGTGTGAGCTCGGTTTTTGCTGCAGCTGCGAGCTCGGCGGCCACCGCTTCTGCTTCAGCAGTCTTTTTGGCTACCGTGATTTCGTGTCGGCGAATAGCGTCTTCGATCTGATCGCGTGTGAGGCCGGTAAATCGCTCAATCTGCCTCATCGGACGGTGATCGTTGAAATGATACTGTACAGCCATCTTCCGTCTCTGGGCGTTGATACCACCGATGGTGCGTTCGTGTTGGGCGGCTATAAAGGCAATAGACCTACCGTCTTTGATCGAGTTTAACAGCTTCAGTGCCTCGGCGTCGGACCAGCGGCGGCCCATTCTGGGCGGATATTTTGAGCGATCGAGACCGTAGATAGTGCTCATGTTGTTGAAGGTTGAGAGGTTTGGAGGGTGTGTTTCAATTTTTGTAGACCGTTCTATTTACCACAATGCCACGCTGGCGGATGCTACGTATGATTGAAATAGGGCAAAAAAAACTATTTCAATCAACTTTTACTACTTTGGTTATGTGTTGACGAGGTTGTGTTTTTGAATAGGCTTGCGGCCTTTATCATGGACTGCTGCTAACATACTTGTCAACTCTGCCATGGCCATTTTAAGGTCGGCAATCTCCTGACGGAGATTATTGATATCATTTCTGTCTATCATTGATAACTGTGCTGATGCTTTTACTGTACCATGTGGTTCTATAATGGTATTCCTTGCAACCTTCCTCTCATATCTAGCTTGGCACACCGCCTTGTAGAGATCTGACTGCTTGTACTCTAAATACCCCTTTACAGCCACCCTACTCTCTACAATATTAAGCTTGCGTAGCCTAGAAGCGACGCCCGTCATGTTACGTTTATGGATCTTACTGATCTCCTGAACAGACAGACCCTTATTTTTGTACTCGTCAATAAGTTGCTCACATTCCTCAGTTGACCAAGGTGCACCGGCTCTTTCATGCTCCTCCTCTCGCTCAGATACAGAAATTTTTAACGGGTCTACACTGGGTTTAACTTGTTTAGCGGTGTTGATAATCTCCTTATAAAGCGGGCTATCGCGATACTCCTGATAACCACGAGCCTCTACGTTATTGTTCAATAATTTAAGGCGTTTAAGCTGCCATGTTATACCACCTGGCGTCCGCTTGTGGATATCACCGATTTGGATTATTGTTAGGTTATCTATGGTATACTCGTTTTCCAGCTGCGAGTCTTCTTCTTCTGTCCAAGGATGTCCAGATCTATCGTAGTAGCTTTTCGGCTGCATATTAGCAGATCCGTGTCATTTTATCTTTATATCAATTTTACTCTTCGATCGCCGCCGTCTGCGTGTCCGCCTGCCACCTTTGTTTGCGTTCGCTTTTACATAAGGCTTCACCATCTCCAACATCGATTCCATGGCGTGAATCAGCCCATCTCTGTATATTTTTATATGCAACGCGTCCAAGTCTGGTTCCGTATCAAGCTTTTTCTGGTAATAGCGCATAGACCAATCATGACTGTTGAACGTGTTATTAAATTTGACACAGTCGTTTTTTGTGTCGAACAGTATCACCAGGTAGTTGTAGCGTTTGTAGAGGTCTAAAACTGAGTTCGACACGACCTTGACATTGTCTATCATGCTGGCATCCGGGTCGGTGTCTTCTTCCGCTTCGGGGAAAAAGTGGTGAAAGGCGGCTATAATGGGCTTTGATTTGGCCCGATTTCTAGAAAAGTTATGCTGGACCATACGATATGTGTAGGTGCCAGAGCGAAGGTTAAATACGATCTCAGGGCCGGCTTTAGTCAGTTCGCCTGCACCGTAGATGCGACCCACGGCTGTGCGATTGTTAAAGGCTAGGGCCTGATGACGGGTGCCGATTTCAAAGGGCGATAGGACTTCGGTGCAGATGAACTTCAGGTCGGGACTGGGTTGGGGTGCGGGGACTTCAGATTCAGTGTAGATCATCCAGGTATAGACGCCGTCTTTGGCGGTTAGAAGCTCCTTGTCATTCAAGCGCGCGAACTTGTGAAGCAGTTCCTGGACTAACGCGGGATCTCTGTTAATGCTGTCGAAGCCCAGTTTTGCGACAAAAACATACTTACCGTCCTCGTTTTGAACGTCGCAACTGCTGTCGCGGAGCATAATGACGGGGTGGTTTGCGGCTTTTAGCATGGAGGAGGTGTTTGCCATCTCTTATGGGCGGTGGTTTACTTCGGTACAGCATGCTACCACCGCTTGCCGCAATGCGACGAGCACCCACCACCACAGTAGTCCTCTTTTTTGAATCCTGGCTCTGCCTGGCAGCACGTGGCCGTGTGGTTGTCCTTCGCCCCAGGCTGTTTGTTTCCTGTGACGGGGTCGTAGTACAGGCTGCAGAATTTCTTGCCGCAACCCCAGCACCAGGACTTACCGCATCCCTGGCCCTTCTGGAAGCCGCGCTTGGTGTCCAGGCCACACGCAAAGATATAGTTACACGCGTCGTCTTTCAGGGCCCAACGTTCACAGTGGGGACACTGCTTGGCATCCCCTGACATGGCGTGTGGCTGTATTATCTCCCTAGATTAGGTTTAGGCGGATATGGTCTACGTGGCCTTCGACATGGATGGTACGCTCGGGAATTTTATGGTTCTCTGGCCTATCATCACCGGACTGCTACATTCTGACGGCGATCGTGAGAGGAACCCCCTCTACATCGACTTCGTGCGACAGATGGCAATCCGCGAAAAGGGGTCGACACCTCTTGGAATTTTCAGACCCGGTATTTTTGACGTTATGCGACGTGTGGCCAAGATGAAGAAGGCAGGATCTGTATCGGGTGTTATCATCTATACCAACAACGGATCCCTTGAATTAGCGAAATTTGTGCGTGACGTGATCCACCGCGTTCTACGGTACAAGCTGTTCGACGATGTGATACACTTCTATCACGGACTGCGGGTTGTGGGGGCAGATGGACGGGCGTCCAATCAGAAGACCTGGTTCGAGCTCTATCATCTACTGACACTGGGTCTTGCTCGGGCTCCTGATTCGATACGGCCTGCCGACGTACTCTTCGTCGACGATCAGGAGCATACGGACCTGATGACTTCGCTGGGTACGAACTACGTGCATGTGCCCGAATATAGTCGTGTGGCGGCCATAAATCCCATTATCGATATGATCTCGTCGGCTGTTATGACGCATCTCGGTGGGGGTACGGATCTCTTCAAATACACGGGGTATCACGGACCACTCGAGAGGTACATCGGATATCTGCGACGTGGGGCCGAGCCGGCGTCGGTGGCTCAGTCGACGATTGTGGACAGTGGATCGGTCTCCATGCTGAAGGCTCTTCACCGTGTGGGCTCCCCATATGCACGCCGCACGGCTACACGGCGGAATCGGAAAAATTGAATGGGTGTGCTTCTTGGAGGTAAGAAGCAACAAAGAAGATGGACAATCTTATCAAGTACCGCAATGACCGCAAGAGCGAGGGCGCCACGATCGACGAGCTGAAGCCCGTCGACGCACAGATCACCACGCTGCTCAAACGCAGCCAGATGGTATGGGCCGTCGAAGTGGTGCCCAAGGCTGTGCGTGGTGAGATGAGCGTGAAGATCCTTGACGGAACCGACTCCATGTTGCGTTCGGGCGTACCCTACACGGTCGTCGCCAATCTTGACACTGAGACCGTGGGTGACCTGGCGGCTAGGGCGTGCAAGGTGATCGGCGTCGGCTTTATGGGTGTCAAGCTGGTTAACGGCGACACGCACCTGGACCTGACGACCCCGCTTCGCAGCACGTTGATCCGAGACGGGTCGCTTGTCGCGATCTGCAACCGCCTCAACTGCAACGGGACCTGCCCCGCAGCGGGCCTGTGCCAGCCGTCGCGTGCGGAGGCACTGGCCCGTGCGATGGATAAAAGCGAAGTGATGCTGGCACTTATGCGCGCGGCAAAGGTCGACCCGCTAGAGAAGGCGTGTGCGGTCGCATGCGAAGCGGTCCCAGGCGGCGCGGTCCCAGGCGGACGTTCCGCACCCATTTGGGCGGCCCTGAAGGCACATCGCGACAATGTTGCCACGTGGCACGAGGCACCGGCAGAGCAGAGTGCGCCTGCCGCGGCCAACACGTTCGAGGATATTCCTGAGGAGGAGCTCTACGCCTGAGGTTCCGCAGTAACCGGGCCACAAGCCGGATTTTTTTGTACCATCACTGATAGTGCAAAAAAAAGATTGCGTGGAAGGGGATTTGAACCCCTGCGGCTTTCGCCAGCAGATCTTGAGCCTGCCTCCTTAACCACTCGGACATCCACGCATTTCAGGACTTATGAAGTACTCAAATGCGTTATCTGTCTATTATTCCGATACCGGGAATCGAACCCGGGTCTTAGCCTTGAAAGGGCCGTATGCTAACCGTTACACCATATCGGATGTTAGCCACTACGAGTGGCTAACATCAACATATGTTCGTAAGGGGTACCCCCGCTACACCCATATCGGATATCATCCACTATGAGTGGATGATAAATGATATAGTCCGTGCGGGTTTCGATCCCGCTACCTATGCCGTGTAAAGGCATCGCTCTACCAATTGAGCTAACAGACTCTTAGCTGAATCTACAAGATTCAGGTAAAAGGAGATTTACTAGGGGCGGGGTTCGAACCCGCGCGGATTGCTCCATCGGATCTTAAGCCCGACTCCTTGACCACTCGGACACCCTAGTTTCAACGCATCTTGGATACGTTGAAACTGAGCCTCAATTTTTGACCCTAAATGGTTGAGAGTCCACAATCTTGTATTGTCTGATTTTCTTTATATAGAGTAGGGATGCTTTCCATGTTTAAGAAGCGGCCAGGGTCTGTAGCTGCCACGGCCGGTGGCATGTTAGATACAACTATCCGCCCACTCTGTTTCGATATCGATAAGAGCGTTACTAGGGCGACGGCGGCGGCGGTGGGGCCAGAGAAGTTCAAGCGCTACGAACACATTCTCTACCTCATGGCCCAGCTCTCCCGAATCGTCTATTGCGACACCGGTATTATGTGGTACGTGATTCAGGCTTCGCTCGGCCTGTCCAACGACGTGGTAAATAAGGTGATCACTGCGTACGATTGGCACTTTGCCAAGCAACGGCGTCAGGCTGTATCGTCGCAACCAGGCGACGGGTCCGGCCGCCCCATGGAGTCTTACTCTCTCAAGGCGGGGACGGGTGCAAATAAATATGGCACGTACGTCTCGGCACCCAACGATATGACCTGCCTCTTCATCAACGCGTCGAAGGTGCGGGCCAATACGAACTCCATTCTGAAGCCCAGCGATGTGATCGTCTCGTTCAAGGGCTCCAGTACCGTCTCCAATTTCAAGCACGATCTGATGTCCCAGTTCACGGCCGCTGACCTAGGGGCTCTTGTGTCGTCGCTGGGGATCACGGTTCAGGGAGAGAAGAACTTTGTGACAGGATCGTTCGTGAAGCCCCTTGTGAAGGCCTGGCACGCGTTGACACGGGCTCTGACGGAGCACTGCGTGACGGCCGATGGGCGACTCTTTTTGACGGGGCACTCGCTGGGCGGTGCGTATTGCACCTTGTTCGGCTTTATTCTGGCCGAGGCGAAGGTCAACGGGCTGCCTTATATGAAAAATGTGGCGTCAATCCACATTATATCGTTCGGTGCACCGACCATTCTTGGCGACAATGCCCGCAACACATTTAATAGGCACCTGGATACGGGCCTGGTGACCGTGGACCGCGTCGTATCACAGAAGGTCGCGGCACGTTCAGCTGCGACCCAGATACTGGTGGGTGGGCCGATGGGTCCAAATAACGTGATCCCCACTATTCCTGCACGGTTCAGTCATCCTGGCTTTCGACCCCTGGCGACCGAGATCAGACCCGAGGCCAATGGGCGACCATACTCCATTGAGAACATCCGTGCCTTCTACGGTGCTCCATCACGGACCCGCTACCGTGAGGCGACCACGTGGCCCTTTACCGAGCCTATTGGTCTAGGCGATAGAGCCTCGGCACCGGCTCTTAAGCAGACGGTGGCTGGGCTGACACAGCTCGGGGCGACGGCTATTCCTGATCAGGCCGACGTGACGATGCCTAAGGATCTGGCAGTAAAGGTCGCGGTGGTGGCCGATGCAGATGAGGATCCTGCGGCCCCTGGCATGGTGGGTGGTTTCGGTCTGACTGCGGCGAAGCGGGCCTATGACGCGGCGACCAAGGTCCATATTCCCAATTTTGTCAGCGTGCAGGGATCCGTCTATGCGTACGGCTTCGCTCACGCCGAATACCTAGGGATGTTCTTTATGGGTGGATTCCGATTGGCGGGCATGAAGAACCCCGCTCTGACCAGCATTGCCTACTTCGCCCTGGGTGAGGACGGTGTGAAGATCCAGTACACACCCAAGGTGGCGGGTGATACTGAGGTGGCTGCGGATCCGACGGCGGTGGCGGTGGGCGGTGGCAGACGCGGCAGCAGCAGACGCAAGACCCGCAGACGTAACAGACGCCGCAACGGCACCGTTAGAAGATAGCCGCAAAATCACCCATCTGATAACCCATTGATGTGTATTTTGCTATACGGCTCGGATGAAAGACGATAGAGAGAATCTCGTCGCGTACAATTGAGTTACGGGTCTCTATAAAGAGTCTGGTATGCTTTAGAAACTGCTCCCCTGGATAGGTTTCTGAATAGAGATAGAGCCAGAAGCTGAGATTGTGCCACGATGGGAATCGGAGAAGGCTCTCAGAGACAGTGGCTCTGCAGTCGCGGAGGCTGTCCTTAGGTCTCAGTCTATAGCCGGCCTTGAAAAGCTGCTGCAAGGCCTCGCTACTGTTATAGGTCATACGTCTGTACTTGTTGAGAAAATTTGGTGTGTTATCCTGGTCCAACAAGAGCAGATCTACCGATGTGTCTCGCATCAGGGCGGCCCATCGTTCCTGCCAGTATCTGAAGGGGAGCGACGGGCATCGCTTTGCGTGAGGTATGCGGAGGAGAAGAGACTCCACTAATTCGTAGAGGTCCATGTTCCCCATCATGATAGCTAGTGGTGTCTCCTGACGCTCATTGCGGTGCTGGAGGGCGGGGTTGGAGATGAATTGGATCGCCTGGAATTGAGCGTCGTAGGCGGTGACGTCAGTGAAGCGGTTATTCAGACATGCATAGGCCAACAGATGGGCCTGTGTGTTCCCCATAAGGTCTACGTAACTGCTAAGATGGAGAAGAGGTGCGTGACCGGTTTCAAAGAAACAGTCCTCCCATGTGCACCAGTCCGCTTCGTTGCGATCTGTGGCCACCGACTGTTGCTTTGCATTGACCCATGCTGTCTGCTCCTCTTCGGCGCCCACCTCATACATAGGGACGAGCTCGCGTTGCTCATTCAAGAGACTGTAGGTCGCGTACTGGATACACGGTTTCAGACCGCGAATGCGGACGTACGGAGTGAGATTGATGTAGGGTCTGAGGCGATGGTCCGATGTGAGACGCTGATGGAGAAGATCGTTGGTCGCCTTGCTCAATGAGTCTAGAACGGGTTTGGGGGCCAAACGGTCCATTCTAGTCTATATCATGAGATTCTGCTTAGGCCGCCTGTTCCAGCATGTCCAACGCGGCCAGGTTCATCTTCGCCTCGTTGATCAGGCCCCACGTGAAGCGAAAGAGACCCTCTGCCGAGGCGTAGCGACGCCACCACGCACGACCCGCTACCGACATCTCGATCCACTTCTCTCGCGACGTAGTCTCTACTATCTTAGTGAATTCTTCGGGCGTATTAGCCACAAAGTAATGCACACCCATCTTCGGCGGGACGCGGTAGTTCTTCATGTCCACACCAGGTGCCACAATGGGGACAACACCCGTAGCAAACAGCTCAATCTCACGGTTGCACTTCGGACCGTAGCCGCGGAGGCAGAGACCGAACTTAGACCGTGTGAGATGATCCAGATAGACCTCCTGCGTGAACTTATAGGGTCCCCCTGTAGAGTCCGTGGGCATAGAGAATTTTTCCACGGCAGTGGACCAGTCGTGTTGGGTTCGGTGCTCTTTCTGAACGCCGCTCTCAATACGGCCCAAAAAGATCGATTTGATAGGTCGATCTTCGTAGTTGTTGAGGACCTTGTTTGAGCTCACGATCGCCTCTATCTGCTTGGGTGAGCGACCCCAGAAGGACCAGGTGTTGTCGCGTTTGGTCGGCTTCTCAGGAAGGGCGTTACCGAAGAAGGCCAGTTTGTAGGAGGTCGGTTGCAACCAGTGCATCTGGGGTCGATCGTAGAGGAGGGTGTCACCAATCGCGTTCCACCAGACATATGGCGTGTCTTCGCTACGTTGGACACGACAGTATCCGCGTTCCTCCCACAAGAGCACCATCTCGCGGAAGGTGTCGCCTACGTGGTCGTGCTTACCGCTAAGAGCCTTACCGGACGGTAGGACAAGGGTGGGAAGGGCCGACTTAGGGACTTGAGTCAACTCCTCCCTGAAAAGGTGCTGCACCAGGGTCTTCTCAATGTCCTCCATGGCATGCTGACGCTGATAGAGGATCGGCTCACGCTTCACACCCAAGAGGACGTAGTTCAACTCGGCTGCACCCGCAAGATGGATGTGATCGCCGCGGGGCTTCGTGTCTGGCATTATTTCGGCTACCGTCGCATTCTTCTTCATCATCCAGCACCAGTCCAGGGCCTCCCACTCTGATTCGCTACTCGCGATCAAGAGATCGGCCTTGGCTAAGAGGGCTAGACGACTCTTGGTTGGCATGTCTGCGTCAATGATGTGGACGGACCAGTGGGCACGATCGCGGCGATTGAAGAGATTCGTCTGCACCGTGCTGCACCAGTCCCTGGAGCAGAGAAGGGAACTGTCGCGTTCGGCTACTAGGACGGCAACGGGCTGCTTGGCATACGAATCGTCTTCTTGGCTCTGCTGGTACATGCTACGCAGTAGATCGACGTGCTCCTTTGGTAGATCCGGAAACGAGTTCGGCGTAAGGGCGTAGACCGTCTCTGAGACATACTGGCAGTCGGCCAGATAAGGGACAAGAGAGACCTGACCCTGTTCCGGCCACTGCAGCAGCTGCAGGGCCTGCTGCGTATCCGGATGAGTAGAGACTACAAAATCCGGTTTGGAGTTAAGTCTCTTGCGGATCTGAAGGGCCTGCGGAAGATAGTGGAGGAACCACTTGGCTGCACTTGTAGCTAACGGTGGTGGAAGGTGGATGGCGATCATTTCAGGAACGTGGACTGTGTTTGTCAGGACCGTCATCTCCACGTTCGACCACTCGTTGAACCAGACGGGATGACTACCGATATAGATGTTCTTAAAATCGCAGACAACGCCTACGGGCATAGTGAAGACTGTACCCTCGAACTTGTAGAGGCGGTTGTCATGCTGCTCGTAGCCCTGATTGAACGTGTTAGGGGACGTGATACTGTAGTTGTAGTGTGTATCACGCTTCATCATAGAACAGATAGTCTCCGCAGTTGACTTCTCCACATATCGAATAGTGCGGTCGAAGCTCTGCATGGGGTTGCGGGACCACGATGCAAGATCCTTGAGATCCTTCACAGGGTTGTACTCCTGGATCCCAGTAGGTTCCACGTAGAGGAAGAGCGGCTTATCTACCACATCTGCGGGTTGGTACGTACGTATATTACTTGCATGTAGGTGATACGTCTTGATTGAGAGGGCGGGATTGGCCACTATGAAGCGGTTACGCAGCATTGAGACGTTGATCGCGTTGTCGCATCCAGACACACCAAAACTGAACCCGAAATCGGCCTCTGTCGGCTCGAAGTCCACCGATGACGCGCGCACAATCCAGGTGTCCTGCGAATCGGGTCGCGGGCCAAACAGCTTAGGTGGACCTTGCGTATCGACGTCGTAACGGAGTAGGGAGAGAAACAGCTTAGTCATCTCCAGGCTGTAGAGCAGACGGAGCGTCTGATCCATATAGATATCCGAATTAGAGAAGACCACAAGAGCGTTCTTCGGTACACTGGCTCGGATGTACTTGAACACGTCAAGGTAGGTTAGGCGGTGACCGATCACGACCTCCTCTAGCTTTGCGGACCCGTGTGGAAGCTGATGACGTTTCTCATTCAGGAGGACGACCTTGTCAATATAGGGGCAGGCCAGATTCATGTCCAGGGCTTTGCGTATCTCCTGTGCACGGGCAGCCTTATCGGGTACGAAATACTGTTGAATGAGGTAGATGGGTGGAACCACAATGTCAGTAGAAGTTGCGGGGATCACGTCGTTGCGTCCCTTGAATGTAGTTGATGCGACAAGGGGTGCCGTGGTGACAAGAACCTGGAACCGCATCAGAGTGGCTATAGCCGCAACCCACGCCTCCTGTGGTGCGTCGGCTGGCAGATCTGGAAGGAAGGGGTACCGCTGATGTAACTCAGTGGTCGCAATTAGGGAACTCGTGTTAGCCGTCAGATGCAGCCGCTCCATCCAGGGTGGGGAGACTATAAGTAGCGTCTCTGTTGCCGCTGTAGTGCTTTTGACCCACGCCGACCAAGCCAGGGTCGCCTCCACAGTAGGCTCATCGTTAATTAATACGATATCAGGCTCAGAGCATGCAGGAAGGGCTGCGTAGTCAGAGACCAGCGTCGACCACCGCTGGAATCGTGGACCACTGAGTCCCTTACTGAACCAGAGAAGGTGTCGATTCGTCTTGGTGACCTGTGCCTCAGTACGCATGATCTGAATAGGTTTTCCCGTCTTTGGATGAACTGCTCTCATTGATCAGATAAGGCGTTTTCTGCTTAAACCGATTCGGCGGACGGAGTTTAATGCAGCGTCTAGGTGGTGTCTTCTATATCAATCTTGACAGACGTGTTGACCGTAGGGCGGAGATTGAGGCCGAGTTGGCAGCGGCGGGCCTGCACGGGGAGCGGTTTGCGGGAATAGAGGGAACACCAGGGATTGTCGGTTGCGGCCAGTCGCATCTGGCCGTCTTACGGTTGGCTAGAGACCGCGGACTCAAAAACGTTCTGATCTTTGAGGACGATTTTCAGTTCCTTGTTACAGCAGAGCGGTTTTGGGAGCGACTGAACGAGTTTTTTGCTCGCGGTCGACCCTTCGATGTGCTCATGTTCAGCTACGCTGCGGAACAGACAGAGCCCGTCGACGACCTCATAATGAAGGTCTTATCGGCAGAGACCGCATCTGCCTATATCGTGTCGGCGGACTTCTACGATCCACTGATCGAGCTCTATGAGACCTATCTCCCTCTTCTGGCAGCCACAGGGCAACACTGGATCTATGCTAACGATCAGATCTGGAAACGGCTACAGGCTGACGCCCAGTGGTATGCCTTTGTGGAGCGACTGGGTAAGCAGCGTGGGTCCTATAGCGATAATTCACTGCAATACATGGATCGCGGCTTTTAAGGAGGGATTTTATAGTTTACAAGAACAGATATGAGCTGTCCTCGTAAACGCTTCCCCGCGTCCACTGCCCCCAGACCGATTGATAACGAGGCTGTACGAGCGACCAACCTGAAGTTGGCAGAGATGATGGCTGAACGGTCGAGGCAGGATAAGGCTATGGCCTTTACCCAGGATAAGGCTATGGCCTTTACCCAGGATAAGGCTACGGCCTTTACCCAGGATAAGGCTACGGCCTTTACGCAGGCCGCTGCACCTTCACCCGTTAAAACTGTAAGCGCAGACCGCAGACGAGGGGAGTTTGATAGTACTGTAGAATAGACCGTCTGGAACACCTGGATCGCTAAAATTAGATAGTGTCATAGACATATCATATAGACCTTTTTCCTCAAAGGTCAAGTCAGGAAGGATCACGATCGAGGAGATCAGGGTTGTTGAGGTGTAATCAGGCTGCAAGGACGTGAGCTGAGCTTGCACAAAGGCTGTAAGGTCTTTGGTATTCTGGTCCTGACCGCCCCAGAAAGCTGTTGCAGGGTTATTATCCATCGCGGCTTTGGAGAGCTTGGCGAAATCGTTATTGTACGGCGTGGATGAGGTCGAGACTAAGGTACGATAGCTCGCATAGTCTGGATCACTGACCAGATTCTGCTTGAGATCATTGTAGAGATAGATCTCGGCCACAGCCAGATAGTACGGATTCGCTGTATCGTTAGAGACTCGTATGCGGGAGTTCAACGAGGGGTTGACTATCACCAGTGGATCCAGAGTCTGTTTCGCAAACGGTGCGGCAATCGTACGTTGGTTGTTATCGGGATAGACCGATAGTGAGATAGTCCTATAAGAGACATATGGGGCTCGTTGTTGAGTAGGGATTGTGAACGTTGCTGTCAGATCCGATGCCTTAAACGGACCGACCCATGTGCTGACCGTGTTACCGTATGTGTCTATCCCTAGAAAATTCACTCCTACAGGGACATTGTAATCGTTGGTATTCCACGAGACCGTCATCCTGCCGCCGCGATATCTGAACGAAGCTCCAGTGGGGAAGAGCCCAGGGGTTGTGACCTGAACATCAGGAGGCGGCAGAACAGCGGCGGCACTAAACGAGAGCTTCGAATAGATGTAGCCGTAGGTCTCTACAGACTGTAGTAACATGGCTCGATTTGTCAATCTGAAATTCAGATTGTAGGTCCCCATAAAAGTCGAGATGTAGAGCTGAGGTGTGGTCTCTGCAGTAGGGATGCGGGGTGTCGCTGTAGTCAGGCTGTAGGAGACGGGATTGTAGATCGGTGGGGTGGAGAGCCACTTTGCCAGAGTCCCAGTATCCAGTGTCTGAAAATTATTATTGTAGGAGGATTGGACGTCAATAACAACATTTATCTGACGATTAGTGTTAGCAGGGCTCCCTGTATGGATGATACCGTAATAGACGTCGCTGCGAATATCCGATACCAGGATATAGAAATTGTTGTATCGTGAGACATCCAACTGAGCTATACCTACAGTGATGGGGTTGAGATCGGTTATGCCGCCAACCCCTGTAATCGAAGAGAGGTTGTCTACCGAATTCAGAATGATGCTCGGTGCCGTCTCGTACTGGCGACCTAATATCGAGCTGATCGTGATCAGACTAGAGATGTTTGCCACATTCTCGAACGTGGAGATCAGCTCATATGTCGTAGAGAAGAGCTCCGACTGTTCGCTCAGCCCCTGTGCGATAAATGTAGAGACAGTGTTGCCGGCGTCTGTAACAAATGAGGAGAGAGAGCTGTTAAAATAGAGAATAGAGGCCGAGATAGTAGAAGTAAAATAGACTACCTCGCCGTCTATAGTGGAATTAAAATAGATCACTTCGCTTGATATATAGTAGTCCATAGTAGAGAGCACCTGCGGTAATAGAGTACTGATAGAGGAGAGATAGGCGTTTGCCACTAGATAGTTGAAGGTGGAGACTGTTACGTATTCAAGCGTACTTGTATATCGGTATTCGAAGTTAATGGTAGTCGAGGCCAGGATAGTGTTACTGATGCTCAGTGTGGAGACGATAATATTATAGGAGTATCGTTCTAATTGAATGAACGAGTCGTAGAGAGTATCTATCAGACCCGTTGTTATCAACGTCGAGACATTCTGATTTAACGTGGAGATATCTACAGCAACAGATGTGCTGATATCGTAGATCTCGTTCAGTACGAAGAGATTCGTAGAGGTGATCGATGACGCGAGCGATAGCGTCGTTGACGTTGCCGCGGCTGTGGTCGTACTGACATAGTGACCGAAGGTGGTGGAGAGATTTGTGGCGGCAGTACTGAGATTCAGACTGGTGAAAGCGTTCGCCGTGGAGAGGGTATTGATGTCACCTCGTCCTATGGACGTACTGAGGGTTGATGCACTGTTCGATATAATTCCTGGGTATGTGTTAGTTAATGCAAACCCTGTACTGACATCCCTTGTCAGCTGGTTCAGATTATTGGTGACAAAGGCGATATTATTGTTTGTATAGACCATAGAGCTCCCCATTATTGTAGAGTCGGCTGATCTGAGTTTGCCCACTGTAGTAGACATGAAACTCGACTGCGTTACATAGAGCTTTTGCAATGAGCTTGTCGCTGTCGATGTATAGACTATAGATGAGGCTATTAACGAGGAGAGACCAGCGTCTGCATCGTTAGACGCGAATGCTGTACTGATAATTGCACGGTTGATCAAGGTCGATATAACATAGGTTGACTTGAGTGGGGTGTAGATCGTCGCCAGAGTCGACATGTTTACGGTGGAGTATAGTTGAATAGCTAGATCAGTATATTCTACGCCTGCAGCATATGTACTGAGATTCTGTACAAACGTACTTACACCTGCAAGGGTTGAACCCACCGTTGAGAGGACGAACTGATTGTTGCCTACTACTGTCGACGTGAGCGAACTGACTGCACTCGATATTCCTGTGTACTGGTTTGCTGTCACACCCGATGACCAGAACGTGGTTCCGTCACCCCTCGAAAATATCGTGAAATTCTCTGGAATCAGACTGTTGTCATTGGTTCTAGTCAAGATGTTCCTGACCTTTAGGCTATCGATCTCAAGGCTCTGATATAGCGACATTCCCTAGTATGTATAGGAGTAAATAGTGGAGGCTTTGACACGCGGCACGGTGGCCAATAAACGTTCCCTTCCCCACATAGGATGCTCGGTGGCGGACTATTACAGCTCGTCGCGACCGGTCGACAGGATATCTATTTAACTGGAAATCCACAAACGACGTTTTTTAAGCAGGTCTACCGCCGTCACACGAATTTCTCTGTAGAGAGCTGTCGGATAGACTTTGACGGATCCACCGATTTCGGGAAGGTGGTGGCCGCGACCATACCCCGAAAGGGCGATCTGCTCAACACACTCATCTTGGAGGTTACGCTCCCGATGCTGCCACAGTCCAACATGTCGACGATAGACACATCCTGGGTCAATGGTATCGGACACGCTATGCTCGAATACATCAGTCTTGAGATCGGTGGTAAGGAGGTCGACCGACAGTACGGCGAGTGGTTGCATATAAGTTCGTCTCTACAGGTGGATGCCTCCAAGAGGACAGGGTTCAACAATATGGTCGGCTATCAGGAGGCTTTTGAACAGGGTTCGCAGCCCGGGCCACTGAAACTCTACATCCCGCTCCGCTTCTGGTTCTGTAATAACGTGGGTCTGTCGCTGCCTCTGATTGCACTGCAGGCCCACCCCGTTCGCATCTACGTGAAGCTTCGCTCGCCCAATACACTCTTCTATCGCGACTCGTTGGCTCTGACACCTAATCAGGCCCTCTTCCCTCCGCCCAATCCCACGTCGTTTGTTATGTGGGGCGACTTCATCCACCTTGACACCGATGAGCGGCGGCGGTTCTCGTCATCCAAACACGAGTATCTCGTTGAGCAGGTCCAGATGCAGCGAAAGACGGCGGTACCTGCGGGAGCGTCGCTTGCCAATGTGACGCTGGATTTCAATAACCCGTTGAAGGAACTGATCTGGGTCGTGCAGCAGGACCGGATGCTGCAGACCAACGAATGGTTCAATTACACGAATCGCCAGCTCGTTGAGCAGCACGTAACGTTGAACGACCAGATCACTACGGCTATTTTGCGTCTGGACGGATACGATCGGTTCGAGGTCCGCGACGCATCGTACTTCCGTTTGGTGCAGCCGTGGCAGCGGCACACGGTGATCCCAGACGATTACATCTATCTCTACTCGTTCTCGTTGGCACCTGAGGCCGCACAGCCCCAGGGGGCTCTGAATGCCAGCCGTATCGACACTATTGTCCTGGCTGTGACGATGAACCCCAATATCACACGCTATGATTCGGGTATTACGGTGTACGCTACCAATTACAACGTCTTCCGTATAGCGGCCGGTCTGGGTGGTATCCTCTACACCGCGTAAGGGCCGCATGCAACATCTGCGTGTGAAACCGATCAGGAAATTTACGTGTGTCCCATAGAGAGTATGCCTCCCGAAACAGACTCGGCAGGTGCTAAGATGAAAGAGCCGCCATTTCTTGTACCGCATCACTACAGCGACATCGACCACTGGAAGTACCCAGAGCGGAATTTCTACGTATTTATCTGCCTCTCCGTTCTGATGGGCTTCTTCGGTACGGACCACTTCTATCTACGCTCTTTCGGTACAGCTACGCAGAAATTCATATTCAACCTCTTCACCTTTGGCATGTGGTACTTTTGGGACCTGATACAGATCTTTGGTGATCCCAAGAGGGTTCAGGCCGAGGGTCTCAACAGCCCTTTTGACTGGATACGTGGAATCGGTCGAGGGGTATTCATCGACCCGGTACAGAAGGCGGCAGATGAGAAGACGGGGTCATCGGTTATACGTACCAAAAAGGACTTAGTGATCTACGCTCTCTTGACCATCTTCTGTGGAATCTTTGGGCTCGATAAATTCTATATCGGTGAGCCAATGCAGGGTTTGACGAAGTTTGCTACTACGTGGTTTCCCCTGACCTTCCTCTTCGGATGGATGTGGATCTTCTACGATATTATCCATACTGTCTTCTATCCCGACTCTATTGTCCACGGCAAGATCAGTGCACCTCCACCCTACAATATCATATTCGGTTCTGGGATCTCTGGAGAGCCGCTCTTCATGCCCGAGAAGGTCTCTAAGGAGCAGATTGCAAAGGAGGCGGCGGCGGCCAAGAACTCTGGAAGCAGCGGTAGCGGTGGCTTTGCCGGTATGGAGACCTTCCGTTTCCTCTACCGCGAGCTGGCAGTACCCATGCTACAACCGACCGTAGGGACGGCGATACAACAGGTGGATCACGGCATAAAGGTGACCGATAAGGCTGTAGCTGTAGGAAACGAGGTTGCATCGACGGTTCCTAAAGTCGCAGCGGCTGTATCCACACAGATTGCGGCGGCTACTGATCCGGATCGCATGATGCAGCAGATCCAGGCTGCAGCGGCGGCAAAGGCGGCTGCGGCTCCTCCTGCTTCCGCTCCTCCTGCCCCTGTGGCCCCTCCTGCTTCCGCTCCTCCTGCCCCTGTGGCCCCTCCTGCTTCGGCGCCGCCAGCAGGTGGCGGGCAGAGAGGCGGTGCCTACAGCAGTAGCGGGCCCATCATTGCTGGTACACTCTCTGCTGTGGTGATCACCGGTGCGGTCAAAATGATATCCGAACTTCTCTCCGATAAAAAGAGATGAGGACCTTTGATACACAACTTGAGTTCGAGACGTACTGGGAGGGGAAGGCTGAAGTGGTGAAACCGGCTGGGTTCAGAACAGCAGATAAGGCCTTTGTCGTCTATTTCACGGCTACGTGGTGCGGGGCCTGTAAGCGGCTCGATCTGGACGCAGTTGAGGCGGCGGCTAAGGCGGTCGGCCTTCCCATCTGGAAGGTGGAGCAGACTGTCAACGACTATACTGCCGGATTCTGTGCTGTGCGGTCACTGCCGACGTTTATACTCTGTACGCCCAAGAAAATCGTCTCACGGCTTTCGTCGAGTGCCACGGAGGACGTGGTGGCGTGGCTCTCTAATTCTAAGTGAAATACGGGTACATACTATTTAAGAAGTCCCTTCTCCGAAGGGAGTTCTTAGATTTGTCATAGTAACTAAGCCAGGCAGAGGCTGTTACGTAGTATAGTATTCAGGATTAGCCGTTGGATCAGGAAGATTTGGGTTGTTGACAAAATTTGGCCAGTTACTGGGTGTACTTATGAAGTTAGGGCTATTGGCAAAGAGGGATTTGGCTGTGACTAGTGATCCTATGTCCCAATTCGCAATACTTTTATTGACTGCAGTTGCACCATTGAACATATTTGACATGTCTGTGACCGTCGCTGTATCCCATGTATCAATGTTCGTCCCGTCAAATGCTACTGCACCATTGAACATGTTGCTTAGATTTCTCAGATACGTTGGAGGAGGGCTCGGGAGTGTTTTAATAAGACTGTAGAGGGGTGCAGTGAAATTCCCCTGTTGACCCGCAAACAGAGAAGAGAGATCTGTCAACGAATCTAACCAGGGTGTTACCGATGTTATAGTTACTACACCACGTGCGGCATTTACGATACCGTTAAAAGCATTGGCTGTTCCTGTCACAGTCACTGTATATGTGCCGGCTGACGCGTATGTGTGACTTGGTGCAGAGGACCACTGATCAGCAGCACTTGAATCACCCCAATCTACCGTGACTCTCTGTGCCGGTAAGAAACCCATTTTTAGAGTTATTGAACCAGCGGTAATATCAGATGTAGAGACTGTTACATCTATACGCATTCCACCGGTGTAGCTTATGGGATTGGATACTGGATCTGGGAATGAGAAAGGTGGCCAATATGCACTATTAGTGGCGATGGGGGCTCCGTTGCCAAATATCTGCATAGCTGTTACCTTAGATGTTGTGTCCCATGAACTGAGATCTTGATTGAATGAGACTGCCCCATAGAACATGTAATTCATATTTACCAATTGCTGTGTACTCCATACATTAGGCGATGTTGTGTGTATCAAGGGTTGGTTAAACGAACTAGCGTTAGTAAACATGCCATACATACTCGTGACTGATGACGTATCCCAAGAGCTGATACTGCCGTTGAATGCTGTAGCATTATTAAACATGCCGCTCATATTGCTTACACTGGATGTGTTCCATGAGGCAAGTGGCTGATTGAATGACGATGCACCGTTGAACATATCATTCATAAAGGTTACTTGCGAAGTGTCCCAGCTGTTTAGAGGCTTATTGAATGATATAGCACCGTTAAACATGCCAGTCATGTTTGTCACCGCTGCGGTGTTCCACATACTCAGTGGCTGGTTGAATGACACAGCGTTAGTGAAAAGGTTACTCATATCAGTTACTGATGCCGTGCCCCACCAGTGTAGGGATTGATTGAATGACGCTGCACCGTTGAACATCCCTGCTATATTTGTGATAGATGACGTATCCCATGGTAATTCTCTATTAAATCTCTTTGCACCACCAAACATATTGCTCGCATTCTCTAACGAACCAGTGTTCCAATCTCTTACATCTCCGTTAAATGAGACTGCACCAGCGAACATAGAAGACATATTTGTTACCAATCCTGTCTGCCACAAGTTTAGGGGTTGATCAAATGATACTGCATTGATGAAGATAGAGCTCATATCTGTTACTGTGCTGGTGTTCCACGAGTTGAGAGGTTGGTTGAATGATGATGCACCAATGAACATGGAATTAAGTGTAGTGACGCTGCTGGGTAGATATTTGGGCACAGTGAAATTATAGGGCTGGTTTGCAAACGCGTAGCTGAGATCTGTGATCGTATTGAACCACGACGGGAGCGATAGTATGGTAATTGAAACGTTAGCGTTATCAACGATACCGGTAAATGATGTTCCATTTCCTGTGATTGTAATTACATACGTGCCGGCGTTCGCATAAGCGTGGCTTACTGCTCCAGAAGGAGCACTTCCGTCACCCCAATCTATATTTAGACCTGTGCCAGTCATATTGATCCTTGCAGTCAGGCCTGTTGATGAGACCGCTACCACAGCTCTAAATGTGGCTCCTACGGCAGGGGGCGTAGCCGACGCACTGTAGTATGCGTCAGGTATTGCTGCTAGAGTGGGGTTGTAGAGAGGGAAGTTGGGATAGTATTCCGAGATCATCGGAAACGTGACCCCTGTTACCGTAGTCGGATTAGCAAAGATATTTGCTGCACTCTGAATACTGACTACAGGCCAGTCGGAAAGATCCTGATTCATTGCACTAAACTCGAACATATTGTCCATCACCGTGACTCTGCTCACATTCCACGTGGCAAGAGGCTGGTTGAAGAGATTTGCACCGAAAAACATGCAATTCATGTCTACCACATTACTTACATCCCATTCGGACACAGGGGTGTACGATGTATTTGGTGTCAAGGTCGACTGAAAGAACATGTAAGAGAGATCCGTCACAGAGGGTGGTAGAGTCGACGGAATACTGACAAGGTTGGGGGCTTGCCACGCCAGGGCCCCAGAGAGGGAGGTCAGGGTGGGGAGCCACGCATCGATAGAGATCGTGTTATACCAGCCCTGGCTTGCAGGCGGACCAGGGTTTGGTACATTCCCTATACCATAGGAGTCGGCTGTTCCTGTTATAGTCACCGTATAAGTGGCCTGGGTGGCATACTGATGGCTAGGGGCGGATGTGTATTTAACGATCGGGCTACCGTCACCCCAGTCAACGTAGATGGACTGATCTTGGGCGAAGCCGAAGGGGAGCGTTACCGCGGCAGTTGCGTTCGGATAGAGTGTGATCGCCATCTTACTGTAGATCTGACCGGCCAGATTCTGGATGTTGGCCTTTCTGAAGGCCAGATGGTTACCAGCAGAGCTAAACCGATAGGGGGCGTTCGGGTGCTGTGTATTGTAGGTCTGTAAGAACCCGATTACAGCCCGTTCCTTTGCTCTCTGGACAACGCCGTCGCCGGATAACTGCCGATTATATGACGACATGCTCCTACTTGTAGTCCGTCTTTAATAATTCAACCAAGGCATCCGCATGTTCCAATGCCCCCTCTATCCACTGCTGCTTCTCCGAGAAGGACTCGCCCACCAGATGGAGGCGTGGATGGGTCTGGGGCATAGGATGAAGAGCCTGCTGACTGGCCTTACGATAGTCGTAGTCCCCAGGGAGCCAATACGTACAACCGTCGCGCCAGAGGTGCGCCGTGGTTTTCTGCGATTCGGGGATAGTCAGTTCGGGGAAGAGGGCTTGCGTCTCTTGCTGAATCTTGGCCTTCAGGATCGCGTTGTAGTCCTTTTTGTGTAGATCATGCCAGAATTCAATGTCACGGGAATCTAGATATGAGCTCATTATGACGCCCTTCTTCTGATCAATAGGGATCACGTAACGAAGGGGGGAGTTGGTGACGACCCGCGTTTTAGGGAACCATGAGGCGTCTTTGTAGACTGAGTAGATCCGCATCAGCGGCTCCATTCTGAGCTTTTTCAGAAGTGGATGGTCCGGTGAGAAGGGGTAGATCCGCTCCAGAGCGTTCACTGGGGTGGCTAGAATCAGTCGATAGGTCTTCCACTCCTTGAAAGACTTATTTTTGAGGCCCGTTACACTGTACTCGTTATCTTCTTTCAGCACAACGCGTTGTACCTCGGCATTGAATTCAAAGGTGATGTCCAAGGATCTGGCATCCTCTACAAGGTGCTCCGTAAGCCTGGTGAAGCCACCCTTGGGGACAGAGAAAGAACCCGATGAGAGGCTGGTGTAGAGGTCCACAGAGGAATCTGCACTCATTATCTCCAGTTCGGCACGATAAGGATAGGTCTCTAGAAGTGCATTGGCCTGCTGTGGTCCCATAGCCTCGATCGTCACCTCGCGAAGGGTCTTGGTTCGTAGCACAGCGGGTGGGAGTTCACGATAGAGCTTGATCAGTGTGGACCAGAGCTCGTCAAAATGGTCCGCTTTGGTCGTACTGTCGCCTAATCTACGCCACCCTATGGCGTCGGGAAGGACGTGTGTAGCTATATTATAGTGCTTCAGAAGGTCGTGCAGTAGTCTGTGTGAGCTGTGTATACGACCGGCACCGGTGTCATACTGGATCTTCTTGTCCGCCACAGTAGTGCGGTACGTGTACATTCTGCCGCCCGCCTCTGGATTCGCCTCTAAAACGTGGATCTTCAGGTCTTTCTTGTATTTTTTCAGTTCGATTGCTGTTCGCAGGCCGGCCGCTCCTGCACCGACGATCAGTACGTCAATCATCCCTGGATAGGGTCACGATTTTTATGGGATTATATGCGGAAAAATGAGCGATTCGTCCTTATTTTTAAGAAGCACAATGGCCGCGTATACAGAGATTGTCAAGGGTGGTAATAGTAGCGACCCCGTCTATCTACTCAATTTCGATGGTGGGGCTCAGCCCAATCCTGGTCGCGGCGGGTCAGCGGCTGCGATCTCGGATTCAAGTGGTACCGTCTTGTATGAATGCGGTGAATATCACCCACATGCCACTAATAACGCCGCCGAGTACGGTGGTCTTATTATTGGCTTACGTCTGGCGCTGAAAAAGGGGATTGTGCGTCTGCTGATTCAGGGTGACTCCAACCTGGTCATCAGCCAGATCTGCGGACGCTGGTCGGTCAATAATCCAAAAATGAAGGGCCTCTACAACGAGGCTCGCGGATTGATCTTACAGTTTCAGTATGTTGCATGTAAGCACGTCTATCGTAGCAGTAACGCTCACGCGGATGCACTGTCTGACGAGGTGATCTTCAATGGGCGGGGTTTTGAGCGAGACTCTAGCCTTGCTCGTGAGCCGAATGAGCACACCCGCCTCTACGATTATGACGAGGCTCTCTGGCGGCTCAAGCTGGCACTCGACCGGGTCGTTACGGAGACCGATGAAGAGGCCGTAACCGAGATCCGAGCTATTCTTGAGCGGACGCGGCAATAAACTCCTTCAGAGAGAGCTTCGTCTGCTTACCCCTGGCATCTGCACCCGTCACCACGTAGATAGAATCCCAACCGTTGTCCGAATGGATATTCGGATTCACCGCTAACTTTTTGGTGTAGCTGAAATGGCTCGGCGTGTTATACTCCTCGTTGCCACAGACGATCTGATACCCGTGTGGGGCAGTGGCCTTGTCTGCGATCTTTGCCACGAAGTTCTGCTTCTTGTAGGTGAGATGGACCTCCTTGTTCAGAAGGAGCCGCTTCAGGGCGGCGTGACGGTCTGCCTCTGGTGTGGCTGCTGCTGGGGCCGCTGGCGGCGGCTGGGGCTGCTCTTGGGGCTGCTCCTGTGCCGCTGGCTGCTCCTGTGCCGCTGGCTGCTCCTGTGCCGCTGGCTGCTCCTGCGGCTGCTCCTGTGGCTGCTCAGACGAATCACTTTCAGGCTCCTCCATAGTATACATGTACCGCAGGAGCTCAATATTACGCTCCATCTCTGTTAGGCGATCGTTCAGCTCCTTGTCCGAGAACTTGCGGTGAACGGCAGTGACGCAGTGGACCAGATCGTATGCGATGAGTGCAAGGGCGGTTAGACCGAATGCAATCACTGTTCCGTTTAACGATACGCCCGTGGTCAGATCCGTAAAGGTCGTATTGAATGACATCTTTTACCGAATCTCTGGTTTCAGTCACGGACTCAATTTTTAGGTGCTTTAGGGCTCCAAAGGTGCGGAAATTCCTGGTGCAGGATCTTCAAAAGAGCCGCTGCTGGCGGGTGACTTTTCAGTTGACAGAGCCATCTATAGACATACTTGTTAAACATGGATGTCGGGTTAATATCTGTCTCACCCCAGTGAGTATGAATTGAGAGAAGTGGCTCACCCATAATAGTAATACCCGATGTCATTGGTGCAGGGTTCATACTCCAACGACTGAGGATAATCTGTGAGGACTCACTGCCTTGAAACATTCTCCACCATCCGTAATTATTCTGCATTGGGAGATGCAGAATCTCTCCTGCACTGTAGTTCTGTTCAACCTCCTCTAGAGCAGCTTGGTCATAGTAACGTGAACGGGTAGAGGCACTACGCCAGAGCTGTGGCATATTAGGATCAGTAGTATAGACAAATCCCGCATTGTATGTGCCGTACCGTGCTTCATCTTGCAGTTTAATCATGTGTCTGCAGAGCCCCAGTCTGACCGTCGGTGGCAAGACCGGTAGCGGTCCCATAAAACAGATGTCGCTGTCGAAGAAAAATACCCGTTTTTCACCCGCTGTAAACGCCTGTTCAAGTACGCTCGCCTTCTCCATCATAAAATCCTCCCAACGAGTTTTATATCGCAGACCACTAGTACGTTCCATTGATATGCGGCTCTTACCACTGTACTGATCTAGCTCTGTCGAGTAAACGATTTTATCATAGAGATCGGCTTTTACAATAGTCTCTTTGGTCTGTGTATCACAGAGGAGATAGACTGTAGGTTTTGAGCTATTGAATAGAGCCAGTGTCGCTAGAAAGACCTTCAGATCGCCGATGGAGAGATTAGTTGCCAGTGTTGCTACAGCATAATCCATTCTGCTATCTACAATGGCTTGGCTCTTTATACCCAGCATTATTTTTCTCGCTGGGAGATAGGAGCCATGGTCTATAGCACAGTCTGCAGATGGCTGGAGGACTATCTGAAGGATGAGGAAGTAGAACTCTACGACAGCTGGGATTTTATGGAGTGGATAGAGGAGTCCGAAATCACGGAGGTGTTTGAATCCATGGTACTGCAGAGCCTCACTAAGAAGGAGTCAAAGAGCGACGCCAAAACTATCTTTTATAGCCTAATATGGGAGTACTATCTCTTGCGACGGGACCTCTGCAACAGTCGGATTACGGCGGATCTGGAGGTCGGTGTGCGATTGAGATCTGTGGAGTCGACGGCACAGCATTCGGTCGAGTGGTTCCAGGAGAAACGGAACCTGGTGACTGCTAGCGAGTTCTCCACAATGCTGACCGGTTGTGCTCGATTAGTTAAAAGCAAGGTTGTTCAACGATTGGGTGATTCACGTAGCGAACAGACAGTCGCAATAGGGCGACTCAACCCAATGGCATGGGGTCATCGGTACGAGTCCGTTATACGCAGTATCTATGCTAAATACGTGGCGAAAGGGGAGGTATTTGATGAATGCGGGCGCTACTATCACCGGACTCTGAACCGACTGGCAGCGACACCCGATGGTCTGGTTCTCAGTGGCCCCCGTGCTGGTCGCATTCTAGAGATAAAGGCACCTGTATCGCGTGATATTGAAGAAGAGACCGTCCCTGAACCCTACTATGTACAGGTCCAGGTACAGATGGAGGTCTGTGATGTGGCAGCGGCAGACTACTGTGAGTGCAGGATCAGAGCTGGGGTATCATGGCAACTGCCTACGGGAGCACTGTACGTGGGCGCTGTCGCGGTTGTAGGAAGCCGCGACGAGCCCTCGGCATGGCAGTATGAGTATTCGCCTATATACGAGGAGAGTGCGGAGGGGCGGGCTTTAGCCGAAGCCTGGCAGCCGATCGGTGACGTTATAGAGAAGCAGCTCTGGCAGGTGGAGCGGATGCAGACTATCACCCTGCGGCGAAATCCACGTTGGTGGGCAGCGGTCGGTCTACCCGCTTATAAGGATTTCTGGAGAACCGTCGATACGGCACGGAACGACCCGATGTTTCTTGCACCGAGCTTTCAAGATGAGGTCACCGTGCCGATGTTTATAGACTGATCGTCGCCGCCGTTCCACCATAAGAACTCTCTTCTCCGAAGGGAGTTCTTAGATTTGCAATACAATGTGACGGGTGGTTAGCGTCTATTTTTATATGTTCGCTTATTCCGTCTTTTAGACTTTCTGGTAGAACCACCCGACCAGCCAATAATTGATCGGTGTGGCGGATTCTTTCTTCGCGTCGCCCGCATAATTTCTGATTCAGGGCCTAAGTCTAATTCACGCTCAAAAGGCGTTAAAACTACGTTTAGACTTTGACCGACAGAGATTTTTAACGTTATATAGACACCTTTGAACCATTTGTGAGGAAGTAGATTAAACTCCTCTTCCGTTAAGTTAAAATCCTCCGCTACAAACGGGTGACTGTTATTTCGTGCCTGTGCCCTATAATTATTCCATTTAGTCCATATTGCTAAAACTCTGTCAACAACAAATTTCTCCTTGTCCGCTTTTTCTGCATGTGACCAATTCACTCCAAATTTACGCTTGAAATCGTTCTTAAACGCACGGCTATCGGGCGTGGACGGATCGATCTCAATCATCTCCGCATCTTCTGGTTCATACCCATAATTCTTGGACATTCTCTACACTAAACCGAATTTTTTATTGGGTTGAGCCGGGTGTCCTAAGCTTGACCGTATCGACACTCCGTTGAAGCGGGTGCAGTCGACCCTACAGGAATGGGGGCTCCAATCGACCCTTCGCGGGGGGCGTAGAACGACCCCACTAATTCCTTGAACGGGGCATTGCACGAATCTGGATAGGTGCGGACGTAATTGTTTGTGCGTTGGCTGTAGTCACCTAGTTTTTCAGGAAGCCGATTGCCGTCTTGTTCATAGCACTTCTGTTGTGTCAACGTACCGAAGTTATTGTAGGGTCGGGTAATTTCCAGAACATCCTTAATTATGTGTGCTGGTCCCTCCTCGCTAAGATCGGGGCTCAACTTCGATCGCTCCTCTATCGGTTGCACCCCTTCCTTCTCTGGAGAGGCGAAGCCCTCCAGCCGGCTGAAGCGGGCACCACCGAGTAGATTTACGGCGGCTAAACCGATCACTACAAAGAGCATTATCAGTACTACATCCTGGTCCTTCATTCGTGACCCTCTAATTCTTGAGTGTGAAAATTACCTGCGCGTGCGTCTGCTGCTGCGCGTGCGTCTGCTGCTGCGCGTGCGTCTGCTGCTGCTACGCATGCCACCACCAGGAACGGACGTGCGCGTACTGATAATATGCTTTGAAGGGCACTTGTACTGTATCTCCCATCGCGGGGTCCGTGTTTTTGTGAAGACTTCGCCTAAGCGGGCTATATAGTAAGGTGGTCCTGCATTGAGCGGTGCACCAGCCGGCTGTAACATCTGTTTGTACGTGAAATCCAGGATATAGTCATCAGCAGAGATCTTTAGACTAGGCGTGTTAGAGAGGAGAATTGCATAATGTCCACACGAATTTACTACGGAGTCTACGTTTTGTCTGGCACATGCATTCAGCCGATCCCTATTACTGCACGCCTCGATCTGACAGAAGCAGACTCGCTTAAAATAGATAGAATTTTGTGCGTCCACAAGCATGCAGACCGTCGCCTCACCTTTTTTTAGACATAACTCTGTGACCTTAACCGGGCTGTTTCCCGCTTGCAGCCATTCGAAGAAATCCTCTGCCACAGAGCCGCAGAACCCACGTCGGGACGCTGGTATAGTACCATATGTAGCCATAACATCTCCTCGACAAGCGGCGATCCGTTTTTCGAGATAGTCTTCGAATCTACCAAATACTGCTGATTTATAGAGTTCTGGCGGTGTCCATGCCGCTGCACCTGTAATACCAGCCATCTACATGTCGGGACGTTTTTACTTAAACCTGTTGTAAGGACCGAATCTATATGGTGGCCCGCTTCCTCTTCATGCGCCACGGCGAAGCCGAACACAATGTAGCGTATCGGAGCGTCGGTGACGCGGCCTTTTGCGATCCCGCGTTCAAGGACGCACGACTGACGGACGAAGGCTGTAATCAGTGCAATGAGACTGGTGAGAGTCAGTCCGCTGTGTTCAAGCAGTTCGATGCTATCTATACCAGTCCACTTACACGGTGCATTCAGACGGCGGTTCTGATGAAGCAGTGGATCCCCAGTGAGAATTTTAATGCCAACGACGCACTCATAGAGCGGCGCGGTGGCGGTCATATCTGTAATGTGCGTCGAGAACGTGATGCTATTAAGGCCGAATTTGCTGAACACGGGTTGAATTGCGATCTACTTGCTGAGACGGACGAGGACTGGAGCGATCGTGAACCTCTGCAGTTCGTCGAGTCCCGTATAGTGATGTTCTTGCGTGACCTTCTCACCCTCTACGCAGATTCAGAGGCAAGCATCCTAGTTGTTACGCACCACGACGTTCTCTACGTGTTGCTCGGTGGGGTGAACATTAAGAATGCGGATACTATTGTCCTGGACGCAGACGAACTCAGAGAGCTTCTGTATTAGAGCTTGATGGACACCAATATAGTTAATTCATATGAAGCGGTTTATGCGGTTAGAAACGATTCGGATGGGGTCGACACCCATATCAATACGCCACTCATCGGTTAAAACCCTTAAAATTGAGCCCGGCTCTTGCGTTGACCCGAGCAATCAAAATGAACACTTCTAATCTAGAGATGTCAAGTGAGATGTACGTTGTGAAACGTGACGGCCGCCGCGAAGCTGTAGCCTTTGAGAAGGTCTCTGAAAGGCTACGTAAGGTCGCTGTTGGGCTCCGCGTCAACGTCACCGCCCTGGCACAGAAGGTGCTGGTGCAGATCGTCGACAATATCACTACGTCTCAGCTCGACGAGCTGGCTGCCAATCTGGCCATCTCCAACGTGACCATCAATCCGGACTACGGGACCCTGGCTGCGCGCGTCATCATCAGCAATCACCAGAAGAACACGCCCTACACGTTCGCTCAGGCCATGACCAGGTTGACGCTGACTACGGATAAGGCGGGCAAGGTCCGCCCCGTTGTCGATCCGGAGCTGGCTCGTGTGGCCACGGAGTATGCCGAGCTGATCGAGTCGCACATCGACTACGAGCGGGACTACTTGCTGGACTTCTTCGGTTTCAAGACGCTGGAGAAGGCGTATCTGCTGCGTGGGGCTAAGCGGGCTCTAGTCGAGCGACCTCAGCACATGTGGATGCGGGTCTCCCTGGGGCTTTGGCTTCCGTCTGCATCTGCCGGTGGTACTCTATGGCTCGACCGGGTTTTCAAGACCTACGACATGATGAGCCGTAAGCTCTTCACGCATGCCACACCTACACTGTTCAACTGTGGGACACCCAAACCGCAGCTCTCCTCATGCTTCCTTCTGGCTCTCAAGGAGGATAGCATCGAGGGGATCTACGATACGCTTAAGCAGTGTGCCCTGATCAGTCAGCATGCCGGTGGGATCGGTCTCCACATCCACAATCTGCGGGCCCGTGGCTCGGCCATTCACGGGACAAACGGGACCAGCAACGGTCTTGTGCCGATGCTGCGGAACTTCAACTCGACGGCACGCTATGTTGACCAAGGTGGCGGCAAACGCAATGGTTCGTTTGCCATCTATCTGGAGCCCTGGCACGCCGATATCCAGGACTTTCTTAAGCTGAAGCTGAACAACGGCAATGAGGAGGAGCGGTGTCGCGACCTCTTCTATGCCCTCTGGGTACCCGATCTCTTCATGGAGCGGGTCCAGAACGGTGGTGATTGGACGCTCTTCTGTCCTGCCGAGGCCCCCGGTCTTGCCGATGTGGTCGGTGACGATTTCAAGGCTCTTTATGAGAGGTACGAGGCGGAGGGCCTTGGCCGCACTACGATCAAGGCACAGAAGCTCTGGTTTGAGGTCCTCGACTCGCAGATCGAGACGGGGACACCCTACCTTGTCTACAAGGACGCGGCCAACAAAAAGTCCAATCAGCAGAACCTGGGTGTGATCAAGAGTAGCAATCTCTGTTCGGAGATCATCGAGTACTCATCCGCCGATGAGACGGCTGTCTGTAATCTGGCCTCGCTCGGCCTCCCCTCCTTCGTCTCTGAGGGGACCTTCGACTTTGCGGGTCTACGAGAGGCCGTCCATGTGGTCGTACGTAACCTCAATCAGGTGATAGACGTTAACTACTATCCCACGCCCGAGACGCGGACATCCAACATGCGGCACCGGCCCGTAGGTCTGGGTGTGCAGGGGCTGGCGGACGTCTTTGCTCTGATGCGTGTCCCGTGGGAGATCACTGGTGAGGGTGGACGGGTCGTGGCCAATCCGGCGGCCGTGCTCCTGAACAAGCGGATCTTCGCACATATCTACTATGCGGCGGTCGAGGAGTCATGCCTGCTGGCCGAGGAGCAGGGACCCTACAGTACATTTAATGGCTCGCCTGCTGCCGCCGGTCGGTTGCAGCCCGATCTCTGGGGCGTGGAGCCCGTTGAGGATGAGGGGCTAGACTGGGCCGGGCTGCGGTCACGCGTCCAGACCGTCGGTCTTCGCAACTCGTTGCTGGTGGCACCGATGCCGACGGCCTCCACCTCACAGATTCTTGGCTTCAACGAGTGTTTCGAGCCCTTTACGACCAATATCTATAAGCGGCTGACTCTGGCGGGCGAGTTCATCCAGGTCAACAAGTACCTGGTGGCCGAGCTTCTGAGTCTGGGCGTCTGGTCCACGGAGCTGAAGGATAAGATCGTGGCCAAGGGTGGGTCCGTCCAGGGCTTAGCTGAGATCCCTCTTGACGTCCAGGCACTCTACAAGACTGTCTGGGAGCTGAAGCAGAAGACCCTGATTGATCTGGCGGCTGATCGCGGTGCGTACATCTGTCAGTCGCAGTCGCTGAATCTGTTTGTAGCGGATCCAGACTACTCCAAGCTGACCTCCATGCACTTCTACGCCTGGCAGCGGGGTCTCAAGACGGGGATCTACTATCTGCGTACAAAGCCCCCGGTGGCGGCTCAGCAGGTGACCATCGATCCGACGTTGCGTCTGGGCGTTGGTGCAACCGTGGTCGAGGAGAAGGAGTGCCTCATGTGTTCATCATAAAAAGTCACACAATAGTAGAATGTCTTGCCCGCCGCCCAACTCCAAGAATTACCAGAATCTCCCCTCCGCCGGTCGTGCCGCCTGCAATATCAAGCGGATCCGCAATTCTAAGACTCACAAGTCCATTTTTAGCGGTGGTGCATGCCCACCCCCTAATTCCAAGAATTACCAGAATCTTCCCTCCGCCAGCCGTGCTGCGTGCAATATCAAGCGGATCCAGAATTCCAAGACCCATAAGTCTATTTTTAGCGGTGGCCGCCGGCGCCGTGCGACGCGCCGTGCGACTCGCCGCTACTGAAAGAATACTAATGACGCCCAGTTCGCCTGAACAAACTCCATGGCGGTGGCGTCGAAAACATGGTGTAGATAGATCCCCTTTCGTGTCTCTGTATGTTTTAGACCTGGCTGTAGAAAGACGACGAAACAACCCATTTCGGCGACCGAGCGGAGCTCCTTGATATGTTCAATGCGGTTGAAATCGTCAATAATGACAAGAGCCCTACTGTCCTCGTCGTCTTCAAACCTGTGGAGCATCTCAATCAGATCAGCGTCACTATCGGCAATAGCATATTCACCGATAAATAGCATTACAATATAACAGACAGTGCTATTTAAACCCGTTCTTCAAAAAATTGAGACCACATTCCGATACAGAGCTAGGATGTAGCCTTGTAGCGCAATGGATAACGCGTCAGCCTTCTAAGCTGAAGATTGTGGGTTCGACCCCCACCTGGGCTAACGTCTTGCTATTTTTACCCTAAAATTGAACAGGGTGTCGGTTAGGATGGGTGATGTGCGGTTCAGTAGCGTAATGGATAACGCACCAGTCTTCGGAACTGGGGATTGCGGGTTCGAGTCCCGTCTGGACCTATTTTTGCCCAAATTTGAAGGGCAAGTACCATCTGTTGTTAGGGTGTAGAGTCCTGTAGCGTAATGGATAACGCGTCAGCCTCCTAAGCTGAAGATTGTGGGTTCGACTCCCACCTGGGCTAGTTTTTTGGGTTTAGCGGTTGCCCGGCTGTGGGCCGGGGTACGACTCAGGTTCTGTCATATCTAGGATGTCTTGTGTCACCCGCCGTTTGTTCTGCTCATGATACATGTGCATCTCCTCCTCGGACATCACACGGGACGCGGCAAGTTGGACTTGGGCACCGCCCTGACTTGCAGCAAACGCCTCGCGTGTCTGGTTGATTTTTAGACTCAGCAGAAGGAGGGGCAACGTAACGATCAGTAGACCGACAACTGTGTAATCTATCTTGAACTTCATCCTATGTACTAGGGCGGTAAAAATTGAGGGCGGCTTGTGAGTCGTAACGACTCGTATAGAATGAAGTATACCCTCCATCTTGCTGTAAGCCCTGCCCTCTACAGCCTCTACACCGCCGCCGCCCTCAGGTATAGAAATACGTTTGCCAGGGACCAGAATTCTGGCTTCGATCTCTACAATGAGAGTGATCTACAGATCACGGACTTTGCTCTACTCAGGTTTGGTGTTGTGGCGGCATGTGCAACCTCTCCCGTAGATACTGCTGCATATTGGCTCTGCCCGCGATCTAGTATGAGTAAGACGGGACTGATCTGTGCAAATTCACAGGGGCTGATTGACAAAGGATACCGCGGTCCTATCATGGGGGCGGTTCGCAGCCTAGTCGGACTCGTCTCGGTCGTACGGGAGGAGCGGCTATTCCAGCTTGTTGCCGGCGACGCTCAGCCCTGGGCTGACGTAATCATATATGATAATCCCAATGACCTACCTGACCCTACGACACTACGGGGAGCAGGTGGGTTCGGCTCTACTGGTCAGTGAAAAAGGGGTATTAGTATATTTTTGGGGTATATAGTATTCTGTGGTGCGTGCACATCGGTGCGTGCTCAGGCATGCACATCGGTGCGTGCTCAGGCGAGCACATCCGCAATGTTGCTAGGGAGCGGTACAATCGAGGTAGCGTAGAACTTCTCGATCTCGCGTAGGTCAGCCAGCTCCGCCGGCGTAACCAGGTTGATCGCCGCACCCTTGCGGCCAAAGCGACCCGAGCGGCCGATGCGGTGAATGTAGTTCTCACGCTGCGGGGGCAGGGCGAAATTGATCACCAGACTGACCTGCTGGACGTCAATGCCGCGTGCCAGAAGGTCACTGCTCACCAGCACGCGAACCGAGCCAGAACGGAAGGCCTGGATCGTGGCCTTCCGCTCCTTCGGGTCCATGTCGCCATGGATGTAGCCGACCTCGAACTTGTTCTCCTGCAGACGCTTTGCCAGCCACTCGACCTTCTGGCGGGTGTTGTCATAGATGATCGCCTGGTTGATATTGATGTGCTGGTAGATATCGCAGAGGCAGTCGAACTTCCACGCCTCCTGCTCGATCTCGACGAAGAACTGGCTGATGCCCTCCAGCGTCACCTTCTCAGGCGGCAGGAGGATACGCACCGGATCCTTCAGAAGGCGATTGGCCACCTCGATCACCTCGTCAGGCATCGTCGCCGAGAAGAGGCCCACACGCGTAGTCTCAGGGAAGCCCATGCCCAGAATACACTCCAGCTGGTCGCGGAAACGCCCCTCTAGCATCTGGTCTGCCTCGTCCAGCACCAGGCACTTGATCCCCGTACGCTTCAGTGCGTTACGCTCCATCAGATCGTAGACGCGACCCGGCGTACCAATCACCACCTGGGCACCGCGCTGCAGCGCGGCAATATCCTCGCGTACCGGATTACCGCCCGTGGCCGCGGCAAACGTCACCTTGTAATGCGACCCGATAGTCCGCATCACGCCCTCGATCTGCTGCGAGAGTTCGCGAGTCGGTGCAATGATCAGGATCTGGGTGGCTGGGTTAGCCACGTCCACTAGGGAGAGGCACCCGATGCCAAACGCACCCGTCTTCCCCGTACCTGACTGGGCCTGGCAGATACAATCGTGCCCGTCCTTAATCACACAGATCGCCCGCTTCTGGATCTCAGACGGCTTCTCGAAGCCGTGTGCATAGACCCCACGCAGGAGCTGTTCGGGCAGCCCCATGTCGTCAAACGTGTCGTAAATCTTCATCTCTTTGGTCTCCATCTCTTCTTACTTACGGGGTCTGGCCGGGCACCCGCTTCATTTTTTTGGGTGGCGGCTCAATTTCGGCGGTTAAGCCGCCTCGAAGTTCCACCGGTCGGTACAAGACGTTAGAGCTCATCTCACTGAGATCAGCTCTAAAATAGAATATGTTAGCCCAGGTGGGGGTCGAACCCACAATCTTCAGCTTAGAAGGCTGACGCGTTATCCATTGCGCTACAAGGCTACAAACTCTATTGTTCGAGTGGGTTTAAGTAGTTGAGACTTAAAACACACCTGCAGTATCTACAGTAATGGAGTGCCAGATCTGCAACATAGAGTTTGTGGAGGAGGATCGCAAATATTCTGCCCCCTGTTGTGACCGTATCTATCACTCACAGTGTGTGATGGACGCGGTGGGTCGCTTCATCGACGGTATGTACGATATGGATACACCTGTATTAGCCTGTGCGTGTGGATACGTGCACTGGACGCGGCAGTATATCAACCCTATTGACGACGCCGAGTATGTGAATCTGACGACGCGTCTGAAAGAGAACAGACCTATGCGAGCCGATGTAAAGAAGGTGCGAGCTAAGATCAGGGCCTCGGGTTCTGCGGTCAAGAGTTTTGCCACTGTATTGAAGGCCGAACATGAGCACTTCATGAACGGTGCACAGATCCATATCAACGCACTAAAAGCCCTACAGGAGGCGTCGCGTGCTAAATTACGGGCGGCGGCGGAATATCTAGCGTGTCGAAAGGCGTTGGCCTCTGCAAATGCCTCTATTGCCTTCTTCAAGCGGCGCTACAATATTGGATGGCGGGAATCGCGGATCCTCTTCAAGAATGCGGGCCATCGTTATCGGCGGCGTTGGCGGGATAGGTCGCCTGGCAGTATTATCCGTTGGAAATTTATGTTGCGGATTAAGTAAAATCTTGAACTCGCTTAAATAGATCCGATACAAGTAAGAGAATGAGATTCTGTCCCGTCTGCGAGTACTATCTCTACCATTCCAATAGTGCCGATAAGCTCCTACTACAGTGCCGTCAGTGTGGCTACAACGAGGCACTGGAGCCCAAGTCAGCAGAGGAGGCCCTTGTCCTGGAGACAACCTTTCGCTCCACTGGGACCTCGTCCGGTCTTGGGGCGAGCGGTGTGACCGTTAACGCCTATACGCTGGCCGATCCGACACTGCCTCACACCAAGAGCCTAAAGTGCCCGCAGGCTACCTGCCCGTCAGCAGGCGATGTAGAGAAGCGGGATGTGATCTATATCAAGACTGACGCGGCGGCTCTGAAATTCCAGTACATCTGTACCGTCTGTCAGACGCAGTGGCGTAGTTGAAGGTTTCGGTCCCTGACCGAAACCTGGCGTAGCCCACGACTCTTGTCTCTCTTTTTACTTAAAATAGAGACCAGCGTGTAAGGTAGTGAACAATGCCCAACCCTGTGGGCGAGATGAAACGGCTCGTCACCCTTGTTGACAGAGGTCACGCGGATCAGTACTTCTATCCGGCCGACGCAGACTCAACTGCTTTTCTGCCTAATTTTAAGCCTTACCATAATTTTGCACAGGAGGTCGTTGAATTACCGTACACCGGTGCGGCCGCCTGGGGTCAGCGAATCACCTTTACGTTGCCGTTCCCCTGGATGGGTGACTGCCTGAACTGGGTCGCACTACGATTCAGACCACAACACTGGCTTCCCGGTGACATGGTCACTAAATTACTACAGCCGAATCCGCGGCGATGGGTCTACGCTACATCAACAGATACCTGGATGTGGGCCTCAAATCTGGGTTCCGCGGCCATTGCTCTTGTTGAGATGGAGGTGAACGGGACTGTTGTCGAGCAGTGGTCCGGTGACTGGATCGATATCTGGTCGCGAGTCTACGTGGACTCTTCACGGAGTAGCGGGTGGCGGGATTCTGTGAGCGGGTCATTACCACGTGAACCAACTATGAGTGGTACGGGTGCGTTTTTTGATAGTCCCTCCGGTGAAGCTGCTCCCCTGGCGGGGCTGCTGAATGAACAGACAGTTATGCCCACAGAGGATGGTAGTGTCTACGCCTATCTCCCCTTCTGGTTTGCCCGCAGACGAAACGCCGCGTTCCCCATTGTAGCAATTCAGGGGCTCGGTGGGGTACGCTTTCACATTACGTTGCGTCGATTTGACGAGGTGGTGCG